AAACTATTATGCCCTGCATAGACAATCTCACTAGCATTGAAATTTAAACCTAAATTTCCATCACCTGTAGTAAAGACAAAGTCTTCAACTAAACAAGGTAATTGTTTAACAGTACCATCATATTGAAAAAAGCCACCCGAGGTTCCCATCCAATAAACAGCACCTTGTGCGAAAGCAATAGCATGTTGTCCAAGACATCCACAATTAGTCCCGACTTGTCTAATACTAAAAGTAAATGGTGGTCCAACAAATTGCGTAACATAAGCTGCTTGATCTGTTAAAATTAAAATATAGTCTTTACCTTGAACAGCAGCTACAATTTTGTTTCCTTTGTCTAATTGAAATGTTCCAGCTGTGTTTGTAGCTGTTGGCGCATATACAGATGTTGATTCTTGATCTGAAAATCTAATAAACATTGGATCTTGCGTAGAAGCATTTCCAATTGTAGTTTCAGTTCCTAAATGAAATAAGTGTCTGTCTGTTTCAGAAACAATAGTTAATCTTGAAGCTGTCGGAGCTCCCGTCATGACAGTTGCTCTTATTGTTCTAGCGTTTGTAGCTCCCGCATCCCAAGTAAAAGATTTACCATTGGTTATTGTAGCTATTAAAGTTTCTCCAAAATTATCTAATGACCAGTTACCTGGTTCTAGAACAACATTAGAAGTTGCTCGTTCTGTGCCCCATGTAGAGTCCCCCCAAAGATATGTGCCCCAACCATAACCAAGAGTTTGAGTTGTGGGTCCAATAACAGCGTAAGGATTAATGGTGCAAGATCCACCTGCAGACATTCCTGTTCCATTGTTCTCTGTTGTTGTAACACCGGCTGCAGGATTAGTTAAACTGATAGTAAAAGAATTTGTTGTTGTGGTTAAAACTTCAAAAGCGTAAGTGGTAAAATCATCAGCTCCTAACGTTGTGTTAGCTCCCATCGAAACAGAGGATAAAGTAATGTATCTTCCTGCTTCTAAGCCGTGTCCAGTTTTATTGATAGTTACTGTGGCAGCAGCTGCAGCTGACGTGGTAAAAGTTCCTGTTCCCGCTAAAGCCGAATCTAAAGGTGAAATGTCATAGAAAGCACCTCCATAATATAAAAATAAACCTTGTGATGTTCCTATGGCTGCATACTTTTCTCCAGCTAAAGATGTCCAGGTATGTTGAGCTCTTGCTGCACCAGGTAAAGTATTTTGATCATTAGTTAATTGTTGCCAACCCCCAGTCTTTTCAGGGATGCCATATCTAAATCTAACAAAGTCTCCATCTATCCATTTACCCGGGGATGCTGCGGGAGTTCCTTGTTTATCAAAACCTGGTTGGAATTTTACTTTTTTTAATGCCATATCTTCCCACTATACTATTTTTTTGTTAAAAATATAGTCCATTCTAGCTCCTGGATCAAATCATTTACGTAGACTTTCTTTAGTTTATTTTTCTTTATGTATTGATGAAGTTCCTCTAAATCTAATATAACCCAGTTATCAACCATCTCTAAAACCATTTTATCAGCTTTAACATTGGTTTTACCTTTTTGAGCAGGTGTTCCATCTGGCAATTGTATCATGTCTCTAACATCAAATTTGTAAAAAGCGTTTTGACCTTTTAAAATACCTGCAATATTCCAAGAAGTTATATTTTTGGGATACTCTATGGCTGTTAAAAACTGAGAAAATCTTTCAATTATAGTCATTGACTACTTTTATATAATATATTATTTATACCTAAAAGAGATAAAAAGAAATAATGGAATTACATAACTACTATTTTTATTTTCAAGGTGTTCTAACACCAAGATTTTGTGATGAATTAATTGAATATGGAAATTCAAATATGGAGCAAATTGGAATCACTGGTGATGTAGATGGCAAAAATAGAGATTTTAATAAAAAACCTCTTACAAAAAAAGAATTAAATACACTTAGACGCACACGAGATTCAAATATTTCTTGGCTTGATGATCGTTGGATATATAGAGAAATATTACCTTATGTCCACGAAGCTAACGAAAAAGCTGGTTGGAATTATCACATAGATTCAGCAGAGTCTTGTCAATTTACTAAATACCGTGGTGGTCAGTTTTACGATTGGCACTGCGATAGTTTTAAAAAACCTTACGATAAACCCAATACTATTTTACATAACAAAGCTAGGAAATTATCTGTAACTTGTACTTTGTCTAATGAAAGTGATTATGAAGGCGGTGAACTAGAATTTAATTTTAATGAAATAAAAAAACCAAAAAAAATAAATATACGTAAATGTAAAGAAATATTACCTCGAGGTTCAGTGGTAGTTTTTCCTAGTTTTGTATATCACAGAGTTTGTCCTGTTCTAAAAGGAACTAGATATTCATTAGTTATATGGAATACAGGAAACCCATTTGTTTAAATTATGAAATCATTTTATAAAAAAAATAAATATATTGTAATTAAAAACGCACTGTCTCCTGAACTATGTGATTTTGTATATAAATATTTTTTACTTAAAAGGAGTGTATTTAACACTTTAAAAACAGATAGATTTATTTCACCTTTTACTACATATTATGGAACAACTGATGATCCACAAGTAATTAATACCTATTCTCATTATGGAGATATAGCTATGGAAACTTTATTAGTTAAACTAATGCCCCTTGTTTCAAAAATAACTAAGACAAAATTAAATCCTAATTATTCTTATGCAAGAATTTATAAAAAAGGTGATGTATTAAAAAGACATAAAGATAGATTTAGTTGTGAAATATCTACAACACTTAATTTAGGAGGAGATAAATGGCCAATTTATTTAAATCCAAATGTTAAAGAAGGTTATGTAACTGGACCTAAAATGGGAGTACATCAAGTTCAAACGTATACACCGAGCACAAGTAAAGGAATAAAAATTGATTTAAAAGTAGGAGATATGTTGGTATATTCAGGTTGTGATTTAGAACATTGGAGAGAAGAATTTACTGGAGAAAATTGTGGTCAAGTTTTCTTTCATTATAATAATCTTGCAACACCTGGTGCAAAAGAAAACATATTTGATTCAAGACCACATTTAGGATTACCAATGGACTATAAACAAAAAAAATAAAAATGAAAAAACTAGAAGATCAAATAAAAGAATTAGAAGAAAAAATAATTGATTTAGAACAAGATTTATCAATGGAAAAAATGGTTAAAAAATCAGAGGTTGAGTTAAATAAAGAATTTAAAGAAACAATTGAAAAAAATGAATTACACATTAATACGTTAGTTAAAATAAACGAAGAGTATTCAAATATTATTTCAAAACTAAGAATTAAATTAAGAAATTTAATTAATGAACAATAAAGATAGTAAAGAAATTACTAAAAGAATTAAAATTTGTTATGAATGTGAAAATCTTCTACCTTACGTTAAGATATGTAAGATATGTAAGTGTATAATGCCTTTAAAAGTAAGATTTAAAAAGGAATCTTGTCCTATAAATAAATGGTAAAAGTAATTGATAATTTTTTAGAGCCAGAAAAATTTGCCTTAATAAAAAAAGTATTAGCAGGGCATGAATTTCCATGGTTCTACCAACAACTTATTAATGATTTTCATACTAAAAAAGATAAAAATTGTTATTTTACTCACGTATTTTTTAACACTACTGTGGGTTTCAGCTCTTTTTATGATGTTGTTAAACCGGTTGTAGATAGATTGGATCTTAAAGCACCTATAAGAATTAAAGCAAATTTATATCCTCACACTAAAAAAATAGAAATACATAAATCACATATTGATTTACCTTATCCATCAAAAGCAGCTATTTTTTATATTAATACAAACAATGGTAGTACGATATTAGAAAATGGAAAAAAGATAGACTCTATTGAAAATAGACTATTATTATTTGATGGCAATAAACCACACCAATCCACATCATGCACAAATGCAAAAGTTAGAATCAATATTAATTTTAATTATTTCTAAATATGTTTTAATTAGAGTTACTCTACTTCTATTTCGTATTGTGGGTCTAATTCCCAATTCTGTATTTCTTCGTTCCAAATATAATAATGTTTAAAATTTGTATCAGGGAGTGCCACGGGCGGATTATATCTACCTGTATTAGTATCTAATGTCCAAGAATTAAAAGGTTGAGGATTTTTAAATATATCTAAATCTGAATCATAGATGTCACCAAGAGATGGAAAATGGCCTCTAAAATTATTGTTATATGATGCTTGAACCCATTTCACTCCATCATTACTTAATGGAGCAACATTTTTAAAATGTTCCGCTGCTTGTTCAGATTGTTCTCCGCCATTATTTGCAATATCATCATTACAAGCTACAACAACTCTTAAAACTATATTGTTTGAATCTATTTCTGCAAAATGTGCCATAATTAACCTTGTTGAATTGTACCCGAAACAGTAAATACCGCCGTTTTACTTCCGTCAGGATTTGTAACTAATGTATTTGTTCCTGGTGCAATTGTAAAACTTTCAGTGCTTGCATTACCTGATGGAACATTTAATAAAACTACTCCGCTTCCACCTGTTCTTATATTTTGTGAAACGTCTTCTCCACCTGAACCTCCACCTGTGTTTACAGTTCCATCGGTTCCTACTACTATTGGTGCCGCACCTGGTGCGGGACAACCTGGAGGGCCATAACCAGATCTTCGTCCATCTCCTCCACCGCCATATCCACCTGTTCCAACCGTTCCACTTCCAACGATATTACCTCCGCCGCCACCAGCAAAATATCTTACTGTTGGACTTGGGCCTGTTGTTCCGTATGAAGCTGGTGCATAATCTGTAGGGACTCCAGCACCTATTCCGCCAACTCCTCCTGGACCAAAAGGTTGATTGGGTGCGTCTCCGCCAGCACCGCCAGCGCCTCCGCCACCTCCAGCATTTTCAGAACAAGATATACCTGCATAACCTCTACCTATACCACCTGGATTTCCTTCTGGTGGACTATAACCTCCTGTATTTCCGGATCCTCCGGGTGTAGCGCTTGTTCCTGGGCCGCCTCCTCCTGAGCCACCGGGACCTCCGGTAGAACCAAAAGGACCTCCACCTCCTGATGATGATATTGGAGTTGATGGGTGTGCAAAAACTGAGTTAGAACCAGCATAAGGGCTTGCTTGTGGAGAAGCACTTACACCTCCAGCACCTATTGTAATAGGCACAGATGTTCCAACAGCTAGAGTTAGTTTTGTTCCGCCAGGAAAAGATGTTCGATATCCGCCAGCACCTCCGCCGCCGTAAGTACCGGCACCGCCGCCAGCGACAACTAAATAATCAACATCGATTGGTGCTGCTGATTTTCCAGTTAGTCCAAATCCTTTAGCTGATCCTGCTCCAAATGATCCTAATATTGGCATAATCTTTCTCCTCCTAATTTATTACGCGAACTGTGTTTGCGCTGCTAATGCTGTAAATGTAGCATCACCAGTTTTTATAATAGTATATGTATAAACATCAACAGAGTTAGCGTTACCAGCTGATGGTGCAGTGCCACCTTGCCATTCAGGAGTTACGCTTGATCCATCAATTGTAAAAGCGTTATTGTAATATGGAGTACCTGTATTTGTTGTTAAGAAAGCAATTGTAACTGACTCGTTAGTATCCATAATATTATTTAAAGTTGTGGAACCATCTCCTCTAACATTAACTGTAAAGTTACCTGCTGAAGCAGATGTGTGGTAAAGAATAGCTTGTGTAACTACATCAAAGTTAACTGTTCCAGTTGTACCTGTTGCAGCGATAGTTATTTTTTCTGCTAAGTTTTGAATTTTTCCACCACCATTAAGTGTAACTCTACCTGTTCCTTTTGGAGTTAAAGTTAAATCAATGTTTGTGTCACCACCTGTTACTGAAATAGCAGGACTGCCGCTTGCTGCAGCGTTGGTAACTGAAAATTCGTTAACAGCTGAACCTGTTGTAGCAAATTTAATTTGCTCATTAGAGTTTTCATCTAAGATAGCTTTTGTATTATCAATAATAATATTTTGACCATTAGTGTCTAAGTCAGCTGAAAGTTGTGGTGAGAAGTCTGAAGATAATTCTGTGAAAGCTGTATCTACAATATTTGTACCATCACCATAGACCATTTTTGTGCCTTTGTCAGCTGCAGCCCATACTACTCCAGATCCTGAAGATGTTTTGACTGTTACTGAGTAAGCGCCTGAAGTGGCATTGTCTACGATATAAACTTTTTCTACTACAGGAACAACTACGTTAACATTTGTTGTAATAGTTCCAGTTAATTG